GCCGTCATGCGACCACGCGGACTCTGGGATTCGGTCCCGAATTCTGGAGGCTACGTCCCGGTCTACTCTGATACAGAACGACGCAAGTCGTTCTGCAAGGCGTCTCAAACTAGCGAGGCCACCCGCCTTACCGAGCGGGCGAACGTTAGTTGGAGAGCGACCTTTAAACAGAGCGGACCTCTTAGTCCGCGGCGGTCTTCCCGGATCGTCAACCCTCTTCACCTCACCGCCAGCATAGAGGAAGGAGCGCGTTACCGCGCTCTCCCTAGCTACGATGAAGGAGGAGAGGGGTACGAGTTCGCCCTCAGGGTCGGGTTGGAAACCCGGCGCCATGAGTACGAGATCACGATGCCGATAGAAGGCACCCTGAGCTCGAGGAACTTGTACGAGACGTTTCGGGAAGTGGCCCGCCTCTCTAAAAGGTCTCTTCACCCCAAGGTCCCCCGCCAGACGTACGGAGTCGACACCGCTGCAGGCAGCGGCGAGCCGACAACGCACGGAGACGGAGACCTTGAGGCCTCCACCTGTGTAACCAAGACCCCCGAGGGCTGCTGGAAGGCGCAGCCTCGGATCTTGGCGGACCCACGGGTAGAGGGTCTTCACCACACGTTCAGCCCGTCGGAGAGCGACCTGACCACACAGGTCAGACGCCACGACAGGCTGACTAGCCCCGGGGGCGGGGATAGGGTGCGGGAAGAATGCAGAGACCTTCCTCTGCCCGTTCTCACTTGGCGAACCAGCGAAGCCCGCGAACTCGCAGAAGGTGAACGCCTTCTGCGAGTAGAACGTCTTTGCTGCGTTGACCGTGCCGCCGACAGCCTCTATCGCGAGTACATAGTCGTACGACTGTGCACTCGCTCCCACGGTAGAGACTCCGACTGCATCGTCGCCGTGTGTCGCCGACGCGTCAAACGCGTCGGTGGCCCACGAATTCACCCAAGAGAGGACGACGAAGGAGAGAGGCGTGCCCATCGGACTGCCCCTCTTCGAGTACCACTCTCCCAAGTCAGGGTGCTCCCACCGATGAAAGGTGGAAGTGCCCATGCCCCAGCGGGCGAGCTCGAGGTCCGAGGACCGGAGCTTACCCGCGGTGACGAGGGAGGAGAGTACGGTATCAACGGTGGCGTGGGTCAGCCCGTCCGTGGCCTTCGACAAGTCGAGGGACGCGAAAAGGTTGTCCGCACCAACAGGGGTCAAGGCTGTGGGACACGTGGAGTCCGCGATCGTCCAGTGCTTCCTAGGAAGCAGGCGAGACGAACAGCGAATCCACGTGCCCTCCACAAACACGAGAGCGCTCGGGACACCCAGCGCCCTGTGCTTGAGGCCAGGGGTCCTGAGGACGACCATCTTCACGCGAGGTTCGTAGGAACCCGCGGAGCGAAGACGGCGCAACTCAAGGACCCCCAGACAGCGGAGACCCTCGTCATCAAGGCCAGCTTCGAGCTCTGGCAACAGGTACCACTCCCGGAACCTTCTGCAGCAGAAGGTCCCAAGAGAGTCCTGACACCAGAGTCCGAACTCCCGTGTGAAGTTGGACAGGACGTCGCCGCCCTGCTCAACGACACGCACGAGAGCCTGCTCACCTTGATGCCGAAGATACCCGTCCAGTCCGCCACGCGCGCCGGAGCGCTCGTAGCAGCTGGACGTCGAAGAGGGGAGTTCTTCGTGTCTCTTCACACGCATCCCTCCTCTAGAGGAGGAGATGATGTGTTCCCGCAGAGAACGAAGACACCAGTCCGGTGTGGGATGCTCCGACTTCATCAACTCTCGGCAAGCCACAGCGAACCCACCCTCTCCTCCAGAAGGAGGACAGGGAAGGGCTCGCGAGGCACGAGAGAAGGCGAAGCCGGACCGACCGTTCTTGCTCGCCAACACCACGAGGCAGGCACGTACGTCCTTAGGGACGCACGCGGCCCTGCCGGTGAAGCGCGA